ATCACGATATGTTGCAACTTGTTTAAAAGGTTGCACTGATATATCAAAAATAGAAAATGTAGAATAGTCCATTCCTCTTCCTTTTGCAACATCAACAGTGCAAATGTAGATATGATTCTCTTTGGGTAATTCATATGCAGTAAATGAATCTTTTCTATACTCACCTTCCCATGCTTTTAGACCAAGAAGTGTATCTGCATTGATAAGTGTCGACCCTGTTCCTAAGAATGAATTACCATACTCTTGTTCAAATTGTGCTTCTGAAGTGTTTGCAATTGTGGTTTTCTTCCATTCTTCATCTCGGCCAGGCACATCATACCAGTTAATAGTGAAGTGTTTGTATTCCGACTGTCCTGCAACTGCACTTTGGTATATTTTATAAAACATATTACCTACACCATTTGCAGTAGAGGTAATAATAACCTTTGATTCTTTACCTGAGGTTACCACTGGATATGTTGCAGTGTAGAACTCTTCTGCACCTTCAACAAATGCAAACTCATCGAGATATAGTAAGTTAATCGATAGACCCCTAATAGAACTTGATGAAGTTGCAGCTGCAACCACTGTTGAATCGTTTGCAAATTCTATAGAACCTTTGTTCAAAATCTTTACGCCAGGTTGTAAAAAGAATGGAACAGACTCTAACATGGTTACGATTCTTCCTATCATCTCTCTTGCAATTGCACCTTTGTTTGCAAGGATAGCAACTGTAACTTCAGGATGGAATAGTAGATACCACAATAGATATGCACAAGATGTTATAGATTTACCACTCTGTCTACTTGCAAGAACAACATTAAATCTGTTTTCGTTGTAGTGTTCTATTAAACCTTGTTGATAACCACGAAGTTTAAATGGGACTAAACCTTCGTCTAGTGAGATAATTTGAGTATAATTTTCTATAAAATGAATAGGGTTTTGAGAACACTTTATGTATTCATCTAATTCTTGTTTAGTGTATTGAGTATCAATACCAGCTCGTTTTACACGAGTATTTCCTAAATACCCTTCGTTTTTTGGTTGAACCATTATTTGTCTTTATTCTTCTTCAAAAACTTCTGTAATTCAGAAGTTGACCCAACATACAAGTGATTATGTTGAGTTTTTACACTTTCATTTTCTTTTTCTAAGTCTTTTAGTTTCTTTTGAATATCAATGAGTTTTTCTGCAGTATCGGATACTGTTTTGATGAGTTGTCCTGCAACCTCATATGCTCTAGGAGACTCCGTTTCTCTAGAAAGGTCTAATATACCATCTATTGCATCTTGACCTCGTTCTACGAGGTTATAGAGGTTCTCACGGGCATATCTGTAGTCAGTCTCAATGTTCTCTGCTCTTTCAGGAAGTTTGACTACTTCGGTCTTTTGTTTGATGTCCTGACTGATATCTAGAATATCATCCAGTTGTTTGTCTATATTTTTTGGCATAATTAACTGTCATCGGTTTCACTAAATGTTTCTTTAGCACCATCATCATAAAATGTCACTGTTTCAGCAACTACAAATGAATCTGTTGGTTGAACAGAACCCACAAACATGAGGGTAGTTCCAGCATTTATTGTAACTGCAGACGATAAAACTATCGATAATCTATCACTTGCAACACTACTAATCGTTGGATTTGGTGTATTACCTGTGTAGAATACTTCATCTCCAACACTTATACTACTATTTATTGCAGTATCAAAATTGATTGTTGTGGAGTTAGATACTGCTTGATTACTGTTTGATGAAAATGCAGGTTCATAATGTTTAACTTCTTTCACTAATCCACTTTCATTAATTTGTGTTGTTGTGAATTGACCTGATACTGAGTCGTTGATATATTCTCTTTCAATAACATTGGTAATGATATCACCACTATAGACTGGCCCGAAGAAGTAAAGTTTCATTGTAAATTCTAAATTGAATTCAATCACTCTTCTTTCTTCAAACGAACCCTCAAATTGGTCATCCATTGACACTGAGTTGAGTATAATTGGAACATCCCTTACATCTGATAAGTCATCAATCATTTTCATAGTGACTGTATATTCAGGTTGGAAGTAAGGTAAAATTTGTTCAGTTATCTGAAGTGCATCATTCATGTTCTTTGCAAGAACACTTAGTGTAAAATTTAAATTATAAGGTGCAGGATTGTATTGATACTTTCTAAGTTCGTTACCTGACTCTAGTGTTGTTTTATTGTGTCTAATTAATTTGTTTTGTTGTCTGGCTGCATCGTATTCAAATCCACTGATTTGGAAAGCCATTCTAGGAAGACTGATTTGTGTTCTATTTCCACTTGATAAATCAGGTTCTTCTGCAAGTCTTTCTAAGAATTTTTGTTTAGGGCCATAGGATATAGGAACTAATTGTTCAGTCAGAACAGTTCCATCTAATTTTGTTTTTTTGACCTTGATATTATTGAAAAGTGTTCCGAAAATAGAAACTGCTCTCCTAATGGTCTCATTGTAAAAATGTGTTCCAAACATTAGGGTTCTCCGAATGGATTAGTTTCACTAAAGTCTAAGTAATTTGTGTCATTATCCTCAAAATCTTTATTCTGTGCATTACCATCATTTGCAAAAGTCATTATATCAGTAATTGTTGCAATTGTGTATGATGCACCATTTGTTGCACCGACAAGTGTATCACCAACCTGAAGTGTATTAGTGTTATCTTTGATTGTAAGTTTTCTAGTAGATGGAACCCATGATACTACTTCTCCAACGACTGCACTGTTAAGTGTAATGTTTTCATTTACATAGTATGTTCCAGTTCCACCTTCTGTCATTGTCATTTCAATAGAATAAGCTTGTTGGTCTTCAACCAAGTCAATATTAGATACACCTGTGTCGAAGTCTTCACCACTATATTCGAACAACTCACATCTGAGTTTAAATACAAATAATTTACCGACTTGATAGAAAGGATTTTCGTGTTCTACAAATTTGATTTCAAAAAGTCCACCTGATAATGGAAGATATATTAAGTCTCCTTCATTTGGTCTCAGACCTGTTGCAAGATTTGAATCTAAGGAAATGAATCTCTCCCATGACCTGAGAGATATCACAAAGGTAACTTGGTCGTTTACTCTGACACCAAACTTACTAAAGAGGTCACCTTCTCCCTCAAAACCATCTGTATTTTCAATATACATCTCAACACTGTATGCATCACCAAATGTAGACTGAATGTCTTCACCTAAAATGGTGTCTTCTTCTACTATCTCTCTTGGTAAGTAAAAAGTTTCGTGTCCGTAAAGACGAAGAGACTCAACAACTAAATCTTCGTAAAGATGTTGTTCAGTGTTGACTGCATGATTAAAAAATACATTTGTTGGCATAATTATCCTATCATATCAAGAACAGGCATTTCATAGTTTAGTCTTGATTCTTCTTCCAATCTTGTTATCTCTTCTTTTGCCTCATCTTTCATCTGTTGTGCATCAAGTGTCACACCGCCAGGCAGTGCAATACCTGAGAACTTGGATAAATTCTCTCCCCATTGATACTTGACTAATGCAGTTGCATATCTCTTTAACCACATATCGTTGTAGATATCTGTGAAATCTGTTGGGTCTAATTTTCTATAACACTCAATCAATAGGTATTCTCCTGCAGATACATTATCAATATCCATATCTAAGTATAATCTATTCATATGAGTGTTGTATCGTATAGGTGTTTGACCCACAAGAATTTGGTCTAACATACTGATGTGTTGTTGAATTTGCTCGTAATACAATATGTTTGTTGCAGTTAGGTCATAGATATCGTTTAATCGTAATTGATATCTAAGATCAAACATGTTGAGGTTATGTTTATCATTGAAAGGGAAAACCTGTATAACAGACAAAACAAATTCAGGTAAAACAATATAATTATTTTGATGTTTTACTTGTTCATCTGTATAGACATGACTTCCTGCTGTGTTCTCAGTAAAAGTTTCATCCGTTTTGAATGTAGTTCTCTTATCGTTAGTGATTTGATGTTTTAAGTATGTTCTAATAGAACCATCATAATGATATTCTCTAAAATACTGTAATGCTTCATCAATTCTGTCATCGAATTGGTCATCGTCTACATTAATTTCTAAGACTGGAGCT